GGATTTTAGTGGCGGTCCTTATTCCACTAAGTTATCTCCTACCAGCAAGCCAGAGAAGAAAGTGAAGTTCTAATATGGCAAATAATATTGCTTTTCAACCTCAAGGTAAAACTTATAAAGCAAACGTAACAACGGCTTCACAAACTATTACAGTGACTGCGGATAGTCCTTGTAATCAAGTGTGTGTTGCTAATCACCAACCTACTGGCTCTGGTGGTCAACCTGTTTATTTTACAGTGAGCAATTTAGCAAACGTAACAACTGCTGTACCGGTAGCTGGTACACCATCTTATTGTTTGGTATCTGTACCGGGAACAATTAAAGTGTTTACTGTACCGTATCAATTTTCTAGTTCAAATATGTATATTTCATTTATTGGTGAAGGTACATCGGAGTGTTATTTCACACCGGGCGAAGGTGTCTAATTATCGGGGGTTAATCTATATGCGTAGGTTAACAGATGGAAGATTACGGAATTGCGAGTGGAGTCAAGGGACTATCTGAGAGTCTCAACTCCACCAGAGAAGCTGGTAAAGAGCTTACTAAAACAATAGAAGGTATCCAACACGATGCCTTGGATGTGGCTCAACAAGAGTTACAACAACTCAAAAAGAAAAAACTCCTAGAAGAAGTAAGAGAAAATTCTCTTATATATCAAGCGATTGAAGAGTATGAATCGCAAAAAGCAATTATCATAGCAGAGAATAAAGCAGAAAAAGACTTTAAAGGCAAGTATGGTGAAAAGGAATGGTCTAAGGTATTAGAGTTAAAAACTGTTGTGGAAAGAGAACGTAAAGAGAATAAACTGTATTACGGACATAAATTAAAAGATGTTCAGAGAGTACAGCTATATTGTTGGTTTGCTGCTTTTGTAGTAACCTGTCTTTTGTATTATTTTAAACTTGTATGAACTGGGTGTTGTATTGGTTTGCTGTATTTTTGATTGAGTTATTTCTCATTGCTTACATTGTGTTTTTAGATTGGGAAATTAAACAATTAAAACGTAAGCCGATAAAATTTAAGATAACACGAACCGTAACGGAAGAACGAACCAAGAAAGAAATTGTGCGTGGATGATGACATATTCAAATGGTGGACAATTTTTGCGTTAATTTGTATGATGTTAATTATTCTCTTAAAGGATTGATATGGATTGGTTAGCTCAAATTGCTCCCGGAATTGCTACTGCATTGGGTGGTCCACTTGCAGGACTTGCTGTTACTGCCGTATCTAAAGCTCTCGGTATTGATGAAAAAGATGTTCAATCAACGATTGAGTCCGGTAAATTATCTGCTGACCAGTTGGCAAGTCTGAAACAAGCTGAGGTTCAATTGCAAGCAAGGGCGCAAGAATTAGGTTTAGATTTTGAAAAACTTGCAGTAGATGACCGTAAATCTGCAAGAGAGATGCAAACAGCAACTCATTCATGGTTGCCACCAACATTGTCCGTCATCGTTACAGCAGGATTCTTCGGTATTTTATTTGCTTTGATGACTGGATATGCCACTAAGTCAGATGAGTTAATGATTATGTTAGGTTCGTTATCAACCGGCTGGGCTGGTATTTTATCTTTTTACTTTGGTTCATCTGCCGGTAGTCAAAAGAAAGATGAACTATTACATCAAAGTACACCGACATGAAAGAAAATTACGAGTCCTCATTAGCGCACGTTCTCAAGAGCGAGGGATTGTGGAGTGACAACCCTCTTGACCCGGGAGGAGCTACGATGAAAGGAATTACCTTTGCGGTTTTTAAAGAATGGAAACGTAATCAATATCTTACAAAAGATGATTTAAAAAACATTAGTGACGAAGATGTACATGACTTATACAAACAACTCTATTGGGATAAGGTTCATGGTGATGACTTACCTAGTGGTGTTGATTACGCTGTATTTGATGCTGCTGTAAACATGGGTGTTGGTAGAGCATCTAAATTATTACAAGAGTCTGTTGGTGTTGCTGCTGACGGTGTGATAGGACAAGGTACATTACAAGCTGTCAATCAAGCCAATACACGCTCTTTGTTAGAAAATTTTGCTGCTGAAAAAACTGAATTTTACAAATCATTAAGCGCATTTAGTACGTTCGGTGCAGGTTGGTTAAATCGTGTGGCTGAAGTGAAAACCATATCGGAGAGTATGATTGGATAATCATTGGGTACTAGGATGTCCGGGAGCGTCTTATGGCAAATAAGCCGAACCTTTCTGTTGGGAGAGGAGAAAAGCTATCCGTTTCTTCAGGAGGCGGTTTGACTGCCAAAGGACGAAAGAAGTATAACCGAGCAACAGGCAGCAACCTAAAAGCACCGCAAAAGTCAGGACCACGTCATAAGTCATTCTGCAATCGCTCTAAAAACTGGAAAGGTCCAAGAGGTAAGGCTGCCCGTAGACGCTGGGGATGTCGTTAAGGCTGTTGTACAAGTTGTCCCTCAAACACATAGCTACCCATGTGAGCTAGGTTAATCCAAGGTCCTGCCCATATCTTGATACCGTTATCTCTAGCTATCTTACAGAAGCCATAGTCCTCAGATAAGAGACGTTCTGTACCTTCTTCAATAAAGACTGGGAAGAACTCATGGATACGGTCTCTTTTCAATTCACCGGCAAGGTCGTGTACATCATTGACGTAAGACTTAACAACTCCTTGCAGCTTCTCTAATACTTCTCTTTTGATAAGCATAAAACCAGTACCACCATTCCATATTTCTACCGGCTCATTCATTGGTACGGTAACTTGAGAAGCGTAGTCTACAAGGTTAACAACAAAGCTACCAGTATGATGCTTGAGCTTATCTTTAGAAACACCGTTATCCATTGCAGTTTTAACACTGTCCCAATTAATCTCTTTCTTTGGATAGATGCCACAAATAACCTCCTTGTCTGCGTTGACCATGTGTACGATGTCATCCGGATTGTAACGAATGTCTGAGTCGATAAACATGAGGTGCGTACAATCTGTCTTTAAAAACATATTGCTTAACGCATTTCTAGCTCGTTGGATGAGCGACTCATTAAACATAAAACTAAATACACAATCAATATCATTGTTACTTAATGTTGCCGGTGTTGTCAGCATGGATTGTGCATAGACTCCATGACACATCCCAGCGTACATCGGTGTAGCTACAAACAGCTTTGGTTTCTTTTCTTCACACATTTCTCACTCGCTTTCTTTAACACGCATGGGTAATCATTAAATATGACTGAATAAGCAATAAAACACTCATAAAAAATATTGTTATCGCTGACCAATTCATTTCTCTTGTGCCTTTTTTATGATTAATGCGTTAAACCAAATATTCCAAGGCTCTCTAACCTTTTTTACATGGCATTTATTACAAGAATCGCAATACCTAACTTGAATATGGTGATAATCATACGCTGTGTTTAATGGCTCTGACCATTTTCCCCATTTGTGAAAATGTAGTTTCATTTCTCACTCGCTTTCTTTATTTCACGATAGTGTTTTAGTTTTACTTTTACATTTAAGATTCTAAGAATTGCTCTTTCAATTGTTTGATTCCATTGCGATGGGTCATAATCAGGTTCAGCAGGTGCAATTAACTCTTGAACTTCTTTTATACATAAATCAATTATTTTCTCATCACTTAACTCACAATATTGTGGTGTTCCCCACTTAAACTGGTTAAACAACACATCTAACAAAGCCTCTTTGCTAATGTGATATGTACCTTCATCAGAATTGCCATCACGATAAAATCTAATGACTTGATTTGTTCCTTCAATTAATACTTCAACAAAAGGAAAGTTACGTTCAGGTTCTTGGGTCATTTCTCACCTCTTTTTTTAAAAACTTCTTCAATCAATTGATGACCAAAAGTTCGATGATCCAGACACAAAGCATCTTTCATTTCTGACCAAACCCTTTCAATGATTTCTTCTCTTTCATCAATGTTTAAATCAAAAATTTTGATTTCTTCTTCAGTCAAACCCAACTCTTTTGCAATAGTTTGTCGCTCGTGTTTTTTTTCCATTTTATTTCTCCTTTGTTGTCATTTAACTTATATCCTTATATTCTTCAATCATTACGACACAACTACCCCCAGTGTGTGTAATCCCTCGTTCAATAGTTAACTTCCATACCTGACTGTCATCGTCAATAATTCCTGCGTCTTGGATTGAATCGAGTATTGCCTTACAACTATTATCTATATCCATGAGTCGTTTATTTCTAGGTCTCAGAATAATATCTATTTGTACTGCCATCTCACCTAACTTTGGAACATTCTTTTCAATGACATAAGCTGCGACCTGTTCTTTAAATTCCCTACCACGCTTCGAGAGAAACTTACGATTACCGGAAGTAATCCAATAATTGTTTACACTAGGCGGATAGGGAAGATAAAGGATAATCAAATCAATAACTTAGAATGGTACATCGTCTGAATCATTACGTTTTACTTCTCTTGGATAAGAGATAGATTCTCGTTCCATTTCTTGAGGAGTTTTCATTACTGAAAGTGAAAACAGATGACCGTTGGCATGAACTTTTTTCCATGCTGACAATCTGATAATTTTACCTTCGACCATGACCTGACCTTTATAGTCTGGATGTGTTTCTGTTTTCTTTTCGAGGTTTTGAAATAAAACTCCACGACCTTCTTTTGGAATGTGACTGCTCATAAATTCTCCTTGTTTAAGTGATACCTTGCAAAATGTTTACCGTTACTTTTTACATCTTCGGTATGGATGTTGTAACCTTCTTTTCTTAATACCTCTATATGTGCAGCTAACCGCATCGACCCAATATGTTGAAGAGCATCCATCGGTGTAATTGGTTTACTTTGTAACCACCGTAGAATTTTCATCTTCTGAGTCTTTCCGGTTAGCTCTGCGACTTTGACTCTTGGGGTTGTGTCCTCCTCGCTAAGTCAATGTTTTGAGTAATATCAAGACGAGACAACAGCATTTGATTACATTGCTTGAGAGCGATAATCTTGTCTTGTTTCTCTTTTCCTTCATACTTTTTAGAGTCCCGAACCTTTACAAATAGAGTGATGTAGGCATCCATCCAGTCGTTCAGAGTATGATGTTTTGAATACACCGTACCATCTGGTAGCATCAAAGCCATAGAACCCTCTACAGGAGCTTCTATTTCATCCGGATAGTCATTCTCCATCTCAATCAATAAATCCTTCTTAGTGGCTTCTATTGCCGTTTTAGTCGGGGTTATATCTTTTATTGGAGGGTCGTTGAAGTCTGAGACCTCTTCTGGACTGTAGAAACCTGTGACGCTTCCCGGAAAAACGCTTCGTATTCCTTCAGAAATACAGCGACTTCTGAGCATGGCACGTGGAAACTTTTGCCATCCGCTACCGGGCTTAACAAGACCAATCTTTGTAGCTTGTTCAATAGTCCAACTAACTGCGAGACTTCCACCGTTCGGATGAGTAAAGACTCCAGTAACTCTTGCATCTGTATATTCTGTCCAGTCAACTTTTCCTCCTGCATTTTGAAACCTCGCTAACATTGCGTCTGCTTTTAGGGCTGGACGACCTTGAATGATGTGAAAATCTCTAGCTGCCGTAGCTGGATGTAATCCTTCCGCCTGAGCAACTGCCATTAAAGCTAATACTGAATTGGTGTCTTTCATACCAAACAGTCCTGACTTCGCTATTGCTTCTGCCATACTCTGCATATCGTTAAAACTAACAATATTACTCATGCACAACCTCCTTATCAAGTTCCATTGCTTTTTCTAATACTACTTGCAAACTAGAACCACACACTTTATAAAAACCAATTGGAGTATCGGGATACCACTGTAATTCCCATAACTCATCAGTATCAATACACTTTTGCTTATCTTCATCACTAACAAACCAATCATCATCTAAAGAAGCGTGTTCATGTTCTATACGTTGTTTTACAGTTTGATAATCACTTTTATGTTCATTGTGAGTTAAATACAAAGTAGCTTTATGTTTGGGAAGTATCATGTAAACCTTTCTAATAATGTTAGGACTATATCAATGACTGAACTAGCAGTCATCACCCATATTGCTATATCTATGTTGTTCATTTCATCAACTCCACGTTAGTAAACGTAAGCATTGGACCATCTTGTTCTATGGTAAGTTTCAACAGAATGTTAGCAATATACGTATCTTTAATGCGTCTAGGCTCAGGTTTAATGCGATACTCCATATTATCGTGCCAACTTGCATGAGTAATTGGTTCAAAATCATTCCATTTTCCTGCATAATCTTTATATTGAATAATTGCACCATCAGCCCATGCTTTAATTAAATCTGCGTGTTTATGTGGTTTCATTTGATTAAGAACCTCCTCGAACCTGCTTGTTCGACAACGAATTGGTTATAGATGTCCGGCATAGCGGATTGAAAGAGAGTAGGACTAAATCGTTTAGAGGACTTAGAACTTCTCCAAGTCACCAAGACATCACCACTGACTGACCTAATCTCTGAACAGTTACCCATCTGGTCTCTGAGATAGGTTTCTATCTCTTCAGCCTGAGCTTCCATCTGTTTGATTTGTTCCTTCATTTGCTTGAGATGTGTAATCCCTTTCTCCATATTGAGACTTGCCATAATAGCGTTCTCATTGGATACTGGATAAAGTAATTTAGTCTGTTCAATCGTCTCTGCTGGAGGTTGTGAACCGTTCTGCACATGACCCCAATAGACAGCCATCTTCTGTATTAGCTCATCCTTCTCTTGGTCTGTAATATGGAACTCAAAGGTTTGTAACTCTTGACCACCGAAGAGGACTGCTAGGTAAACATGAGAAACATTATGGACTGCTGCTTCATGGACTAATTGTGCATAGTCAGCTTGTGGAATTCGATTAGTATCCACATCGAACTTATTACGAACAGCACTATTATAATTCTTAGCCTCAATGAGAGTAGAACCATCAGCAGAGATAAAATCAAAGTGAGAACGAAACCAAGACTCACGAGGATGAGTAAGACTATAGTCAGCATCTTTAATCTCCAGTTTTAATCGTTCACTCGTCAATCGTCCGATAACAGGTTGCATGACATGACCCATCTGTACCGCCTCTACCTCAGATAAGTCAACAGGAGGAATTGTTCCTTGTTTAGTTAATACTACCTCAACACCTTTACCATTGACTGCCTGACGGGTATCAGAAGCCCACCAAGCACTATTTCTTATTTCAGGTGCAAAATCTCCTCTATCATTCGCCATTGATGTCCTCCGTTGCAGAACATAACACTTCGTAAAAATCTGTTAATTCTGTTTTATCAAAATCATTAGGTAAGGAATCAATATGACATTTCAGGGTACAAATTAAATTGGTTAAACCCTTCATACATAAACCTTTTATTAACCATACACCACCGGCTCCACAATATTCATGTGGTTCGTCAATCTCATCAATAGAATATTCCATAGCATTAGCAACGTCATAAATTGATTTAAATGCTCGATATGCGGCTTTAAATTCATAATCGCCAATATATTTTTTATCGCTCATAGAACCTCCGCTAATGATTTAATAATCTCTTTGAGATGGTCTAATTCATCTTCAAGAGAACCTAACTCATTGTCTTTTTCATCGAGTTGTCTTTTTAGATTGGTTTCTACTTCTTCTAATTGTTTAATCTTCTCTACATAGAAGTCATAGTCGTTATCTAATATCTTCTTAGGTCTGCCTCTAGTAGCCATTATTTTGACCCTCCGAAGATGTTTGACCAGTCCGAGAACACATCTTCCAATACTTGACTAGAATGTGATTTTCTCTTTGATGGTAAACCTGACTCAAACCGTATGATGTCGTAATCTTCTTGACTGGCTTGATTGTTTTCTGCTCGAATGATTGCATCTTCTAGCAACCGTTGTCTCTCTAAATGGAATTGAGAGTATTCTTCCTGACTCATATATCACCTCATAAGTTTAATGGTTTATCTAATAAATCTACAACATACAACAGTTACTACAATACACTACATAATCAAGTTACACAATACATTTTTTAATGTATGTGTGTTGTATTTAAGTCACAGGTATACAAGTACGGACTAGTCTAACTATTCTCTTTCAAAATAGAGAACGTCTTTGTTGTCATCGACCTTAGAACCTAACTGCTTGCATACTTCAGGTACAGAAAATTAAGCATATAAAAACCAAACCCCTTATATGTTATATACGGGAAATGAGTCTTTTTTTTAAAGACTAACACCATTGTTTATTAGGTTAAAGATTACCTATTTATCCTTATCCACTGTGTCATGTGTTTAAGAGGACTGGGTCATAGTCCCATAGTTTTTAATTCTAATACTTAATTAAATCTTTTTAAAACACTTAATGTTACATAAATACTATTTTGTAATTCACTCAATCTTTTTGCCTCTGATACGGCATCTTCCTCTAATTCATGCACTGCCGTTAATGACATATTTCTACCTGAGTTAGAAACACGCATCACGCAATATTGATGACCAGCTTTTAATGCTTCTGATAGTGGCAAAAACTTTTTGGGTTTTTGATTCTTTTTTAATGTAATGATTGGTCTTGTCATATTTTCCCCCAATAAAAAACCTTTAATTAAATCCTATGCTTTGACCCCATTAACGATTGTTTATCGTCAGGACATAGAACCTAATTAAAGGTCTTGATGCAGTCAAAGTTTGCTTATCAAGTGAAATACTACAAAAAAAAAGAGAGACTGTCAAGTCTCCCTATAAATAATCGTATGTGCGTAAGGTAATTACAAACCTAATTGGGTTAACAATCTGCCTAACCATATTTGAAAACGATTAAATGGCATCGGTACAGGCTCAAGGTTACTTGTATCGGTCGTTCTTAAATATTTCCATTGTCCAGAATAACCACTACTGATTAAGTTAATTCCTTTTCTATCTTCAAATCGCATATAAACCCCCTACATTGAGTTAAAAGAAAAGGGGTAATACATACCCCTATGAAATAATGATAATTGATTTAAAGACTATTTAAAAGACTCCTCGTATTCTTCAATAGATTCTATTT